TTTTTTAAGTTCATCTAATGTCATAACAAATTTATTTATTGTGATATATTATAGTTATCGCTAACTTGTGATATTTTTCATATTTAAATTGAATGCCTGTTTTAAACACTTATCCAATTATGAATCCTAACGGTGCAGAACCATCTACATATGTCGCAAGTTCTAATTCAAGTTTATCAATTAGGACATCTGCTTCTGCTTTCATTTCCGCACCATTTAGTGTCACGCCGCCTTGTGCTCCAGGCAATGAAGAGAATTTTCCACGTGCTTCACCTAACATACGTTTACAATATGCCAATGAATAGTCACGTAACCAAGATTTAAGATATGGATCAGTTAATAATTGTTCGTCATTGCGTTCAACATGCACATGAATAAGAACTAAAGAATCAGCTCTCATTTTTCTTAATAACTTTAATTTTTTAGTAACAGGATTCCAAATATACATGATGTCAGTTGCAGCTACTTTATTTAAAGTCTCCCGATACTGAGTAAAGAAATCGAATGTTGCAACACCACCAATATGATTGTTAAGAAAGAAATATGAATTTGCATATGCTAACTCAAATGGATCCATATCAACACCACCAGAAACACCATTACCGAATGAACGATTCCAAATTTGTTTTACTTCAACAATTTCTTCCGGTAATGTATATTCGGCAACATCTTCTTTTAGTTCTAATGCATAGAAATCTTCTTCTACTGCATTTTCAGAACGTTGCCGTATCTTAGAAAGAGCGATATCTAATGCAACATCGTAATGTTCTGGATCTAACTCAATGTCAATCATACCATCGCCAAGCAACAGTCTAATTTGTTTAATCACATCATTCTTAATTTTATTTCTGTTTTCAGGCATAATTTATCTCCGATATACAGTATTTATCAGAAACTAGAAAATTCTTAAAATCAAAGTCTGGTCATTAAACCTACCATTCATTTTAGTTTCAACACTCTTAACTTCACTAAACTCTTTCTGTAGTGAACGTTTGGAAACCTTCTTAAACTTAGATACTTGTTCTGCTGGTTTTCTCATAGTTTTTTGGACACTCTTGCTTTCATCAAAATTAATAAGAGTTGTTCCTTTAAATGATAGTGAATTTTTATCTGAAGGATAATATATACCCAACTTACGTGTTTTTGTGTTGTATGTCATAATAGCCTGCGCATCTAAACATTCTATTGGTTTCTGACTCACGCTGTTTGTCAGAATATCTTGTTTACAATATTTTACCTTAGCAACTATTTTTTCTCTACTCTGTGGCTTGCTCTTACGAGGAGTACGGTTGATTTTACTTTCTTGGATAATCATATCACATGCATCTAATATGTTGCGATACAATGTCCACATGTTTTTTATTTCATCTTTTTTAAGATGGTTGAAGCCTTCTTTAAGTTGTTCATAATCCTCTTTCTTAGCATCATTCATACGCTTTGGTGGATTTAACAGTGTATCAAGTTCTGCATATGCGCCTTCATATTTTGCTTGTATATATTTTGCATGATTGCCCTTTGCATCAACTTTTTTAAGAGATTTTAATGGATCAAACTTTTTCAATGTAGATTTTTTATAGTCAAATTCATCAATAAAATCTTCTATATCATTTGCCATATCCATTGCTTTTTCTTTAAGCAATTGCTGTATATTAGGACGTTGAGCATCCTTTGCCTTTGCATTTTCAGATTTTTCTTCTTTTACTTCAATTCCCTTTTGAATGATAAATTCTAATTTTTCTTTAACATATACATCGGCATCTTTCATTGTGTTGCTACCCACACCTGGTAGTGTTGCAAGATAATCAGAAATTCCATCATGATTTATAGGCATACCTTTTACTAATGCCCTTGCATATGAACATACTGTCATTGGGATCCAAGTGTCTGCAACATTTTTTACTGCAGATACTTGTTCTTTAGTGTAACCGTTTTTCTTCATCCAATCTACTACCCAGGGTTTACCATCCTTAGGCGTAAAGAAATAGTTGTAATAAAATGTTGTTCTAGTCCGTTCTTTGTAATATTCTTCCGCCGACATATCATCTGAATATAGCCACTGTGGCTCTGGACCTGTATATTTTTCATCAACAAATTTTGGTGTCCTAGTCGGTTTTGATTTTTTACGCTTTAATGTTGCTACCATTTCGAATCACTCCTTAACCCTATTTAATGTTAGTATATAATAATATAGGGATTTGTCAAGTTTTTTATTAATTTTTAACAAAATCAGTATTTCCATCAAGTTCTTGAACCCTTGAAATAATATCAGACTTTAGAACATTTATTAGTAAAGCACTACGGAATTCAGATGATTTATTAGGCATTGTACTGTGTAAAGTTCTACCATCATACATTAATACATCCCCTGGTTTAGCAAGTAACTGTTGTCCCTCATTTAGTAATCGGTTATTATAATGTTCACGATTTTTCTCTAAATCTTTAAAATCAATACGTTCTAAGTTAGAACCAGGAAGATACGCAGTTCCACCATTAAGTAATGTAAAGTTATCTAATGGAATAATAATTTGAACTCCTAGTGTTTCATAACTTTCTGAAAATTCTTCAAATCTATATGGAGTATCTATATGAGCATATATCTTACTTGATGATGGTCGTGTGGTAATACAATCCACGACGTGGACATCCCACATTGTATTATTGAACATAATGTTAATTGAATCATATAATTGCCAGACAATTGGTTCCCACATCTCTCTGGGCGGCTGCGTAGTCCACCATACATCATATTCTCTCTCGCCATCATGTTCTGCATAATAATTACCATCTGTGGCATTGCCACGATGATATCTTTTTGGATTTGTTGCCCACATTTTAAATTGTGCAATTACAGTGGGTTCAATTACATCACGCAATACTAGTGTACCATCTGATACCATTTTATTCTCCATATGTTAGAGCTAGTATATGATAAATACAATTAGAAGTCAAGGAAAAAAATGATGCCAAGATTAAGTTTATGGAATCCACGTAAAGGTAATGACTATAAGTTCATTGACAAAATGGTGAAAGCACATTTTGAACATGGAGGCACGGCATTACTTATACACAAATATTTAGGATCAATTGACGAAACTGATACTAATTATGACCCGGCAAATCCACCAATACAAGACTTACTGTTTATGGAAAATCGTGATAGACGATATGAAACTACAGTATTTGAATTACGTGGAACATATACTGTTACTGATCAAGATTTTGATCTATCACAGTTTGGTATGTTTTTAGGAACAGATCAAAGTATATTCCAAGTTCATATTAATGATATGGTGGAACGTCTGGGTCGTAAATTAATGACAGGAGATGTAATAGAACTCCCACACATGCGTGAAGATTTATTACTTGAGGAAGAGTCTGAAGCAGTAAATCAATACTGGGTAGTCCAAGAAGGATCTAAATCTTCAGAAGGTTTTGATCCAGGTTGGTGGCCACATATTTGGAGAATTAGATGCAAACAACTACAGGACACTCAAGAATATACTGATATATTTGGAACTGGCGAAGAGGTAAATGATCTTAAAAATATGTTATCAACTTATAGTAAAGAACTTGATATAAATGAAGCAATAGTAAAAGAAGCACAAGAAAATGTTCCCGGTAGGTATTATGACTATAGAAAAAATAATTTGGAATTTGCAGTAGAAAATTCAGAAAATCCAAATGATGTAGATTTTTCTACAGTTGATACCGGTATATCATTTCCACAATACCCAGACGATAACGCATTTTTTCTAAGAACAGATTATTCACCACAAAGATTATTTCAATACAGAGATAACAAATGGTATAAGATAGAAGATGATGATGGCTCATGGCAGGTTGGAAACTACCTACATCATAAATTTATTAATAATGATGGAATAGTGACATTAGATGATGGGACAGAACTTACATCACGTGTTAACCTATCTAAAGCAATAAAACCAAAAATAGACTAAGAAAAATATTTTTATTAAAATTAGTTACAGACACTCCAGTAGTATAACATAGATTGGATCAAAAATGGCAGATTTAAGACAACTACACTTTTATGATGAACAGGTAAGACGTTACTTACTTCAGTTTATTCGTATCTTCAGTGGTTTTAATGTTAAAACTGGTAAAAAGTTAAATGACGGCACAAGCGACTACTATATAAAAGTTCCGAGCCGTTACGGCGATGTATCAAGAATGGCTGCAACAATTATGAAAGGTAATAGTGAGAATATTGTTAATTCTGCGCCATTTATTTCTTCATATATCCAAAGTTTGCAACCTGACAGACAACGATTACAAGAGCCATTTTTTAGTGACACTGTTAAGGTAAATGAAAGACAATGGGATCCTATAAGCAGTTCTTACACTAGTGAGCAAGGGAATAGGTACAGTGTAGGTAGATTGATGCCAGTACCGTATTTGTTAAATATGCAAGTTGATATTTGGACATCAAATACAGATCAAAAATTACAACTACTAGAACAAATCTTGGTTTTATTTAATCCAGCCTTGGAAATACAACAAAATGATAACCCTATTGATTGGACAACAATTACAACAGTTGAACTTACCGACATCCAGTGGACCAGTAGATCGATCCCAGCGGGCATTGAGGATCAAATTGATATTGCAAGCTTATTCTTTCAAATTCCAATTTGGATTAATCCACCTGCACTTGTTACAAGACAGAATGTAATAAGAAATATCATCCATAATATTTACGAATACAATGACATTGATACACTAGACTATGATCCAAATGCATTTGAATTCTTTGCTGATTTACAGGTGCAAACTAGTGTGGTAGTAACACCGGGAAATAATGCAGTACAAGTAACAAATGAAAACGGTAACGTGACAGTGCAGTTATTAGAGAATGGAAACTATAAAGACGATAATAATAGTTGGGAAAAAGTTATTTCTAATTATGGTTTATTTCACGATGGTGTATCACGCATGCGACTAAAGTATCATGGAATTTTAGAAAATATTGATGAAGATATTATAGGAATTCTATCGTCAACAAATGATCCAAGTATTTTATCATTACAGATTGATGTAGATACATTACCAGGAAACACAATCAACCCAATAGATAAAATAATTGATCCATCAACTTCACGTCCGGGATTTGGTAACTTACCTTTTGCTACTGTAGGACAACGTTATCTGTGTCTAAATTCAGATGCAGCATTATCACAATGGGGAATAGATATATCCATAAATGATATAATTGAATATAATGGAAGTAACTGGGTTATTAGTCTAGATTCAAGTGAAACATCTGATATACACTATGTAACAAATATAACAACTTCACAACAATTTAAACTTATTGATAATGAATGGGTAGATACATTTCAAGGGCTATATGAAGGTGGTTACTGGAGATTAGAATTATTAAGTGGAAATGATGATGCTTAAAGCGGCAGGTGCCTGTATTTTAGCCAAAGATACACAAAGAATTTTATTACAACATCGTTCTCTACAAAGTTCGTATGCAAGGAATTGGGCATTTTGGGGCGGCAAAATTGAAGACAATGAGAATGTTTCACAGGGACTACTAAGAGAATTAGAAGAAGAAATTGGAATTGATGTAGAAAAATATGTTACTAAGGTATATCCATTAGACCAATACCATGCAAGAGATAAAACATTTAGTTATTATACATTTGTTGTTTTAGTAGACAACGAATTTACTCCTATCATCAATGATGAAAGTGGAGGATACGCTTGGGTAAATTCAAATTATTTTCCTAAACCAATGCACCCAGGTGCAAAAAGAACACTTTTCAAGAAAAAAAAGTTAAATATACTTAAATCAATTATAAATTCTCTATAAATATATATGAGACAACTAATTAGTTGAGAATATATTTGAAAATTATTGATTTTAAAAAGCAAAAATTTCTTAAAGAATGCAGATCATATCTTAAAAATGGTAAGGTATCTGATTCATTAAGTATGGCTATCAATAATTCAACCCCTGGACATATAGAGTTTCTGAAATCAGATATGACGCCAGATGAAAAAAATATCATTGATATTGTTGTTAAAAGGATTAGAGTTACATTTAAAAAAAATATAACATCACAGCGACAAAAAATAAATATGCTATCTATAAGTGCATTAGAAAATTTAAGTACATTGGATAAATCTTTCATTATCCCTGAGGTTATAGAACGTTACAGAGATACCATAAATCCAATAAAAGCACTATACTACGATTTACAAGAAATAATGTTTTTATATGATGGTAAATCTAAAAAAGAACACCATAGGTTTTTAATAGAACGGTTTTCAGATATAGAACATTTTAATGATATAATCCTAGCAGTAGATAAAGATATAGAAGATTTATATACTTGTAAAGAACAACTCAAGGCAATAGCAACATCCTCGTCAATTGCAAATAGCGGAGAATATGCTATACGAGTATATGACACACACAGTCAATTAATACAATGGAAAAAACTGTTTGAACGGTTTCCAGACTGGGTAAAAGAAAACGAAGATAATAAAAAAATATCATTGTGTTCAACACTAAAAAAGTTTTTTAACAATGAGTAATTGTTTATGATATCCTCATGCATACTGAATTTCTATTGTTATTTATCTTGATTTGTCATTGTTATATAGTTTCATCCCATAATTTAAAATCATCAGATGGTTCATAAGTAATCGTGTCAGTCGTAATATTTGTTATTTTACCAACAACGCCATCATCAAACACAACAACGCCGTCAACAAGTTGAAGTGTATTAATATCAATATTGTTGTTCGTAAAATATTGATTGTCTGATAGTGTATGATTTTTTGAACCACTGTCCCAAGTACCACCTGTTAATAATTCAGGTTTACCAGTCATTAAATTTGTTTCTTCAATTCCAGTTTGATATAATCCAACAATTCTTACATTATTACCTGCGCCCACTGAACTTGTAGATGTATTGATTACTATATTTTGTGTTTCATTCAAAATTTTACTACTATCTAAGTTTGTCATGTTAGTAAGTAATCCTAGATACTGTACAGTAGTTTCTTTAACGATAAATCTACCACCGTTTTCAGGATTATCAACTTTTCTTATATATCCAATGGCATCTTGTATAGTTACCGCATCTGGACCAGTGGATAAATCCCAGCCTGCCCCATTCCATAAATATACTGAAGGAGTTTCTGCATCTAAAATAGTTTCTCCGTCTAGACCGCCATTAAATTCTACATCAAAATATGTTGAACCTCCCTGTGAGTGACTATAATAACCATAAGGAGATTCTCCCATAAATGATGCAAGTCTAGGATCACTTGATAAATCTACAACTATTTCAGAAGAAATTTGAAAGTTGTCAACATCGTTCCAATTTGTGGTATAAAATGTAATAATATTACCCTGTCTAATTACTTTAATTCTAGTATAGTCTGGAGACCATGAGCCGGAAGTTGAACCGGCAGTCATATTACTTTCTGCTATCATCCAGGTTGGATCCCATGGTCCATTTTCAGTATAGAAAACCCCCCAATGATTACTAGGGTTCTGTCCGCCTTTAGTTCTTGCAGCGACTAATGTTTTATTTATTGAACCTTCTCTGGTAAATGCTGCAATCAAACCAATGGTATCATTATCACCGGCTGCATCTGATCTGACATTTGCGGAAAATACATAATCATTATATTTTTCAGGAGATACAAATCCGCCGCCGTACGAAGTATTTGTAGGCTGAACAATTCTTGTTGGATTCTGTTGTAATGTCCAATCTGCTGCTTGCCCGCCCGGTGGTGTTCCACCTGGATAATATCCAGATCCGTCAAATCTGTCCCATGAATTGAAAACATCTGCTTGTGAAGGGGGACTTATAACTTGGGTTGCTGCTAATGCTTCGTCGGCATCCCAAAACATTAAAGATGGCTTTTCAGGAAGTGGAGTAATATTTATATATGCTTTTCCATTTGCTGTTTCTGTTCCATTAGTCACAATATAATCAAAACTAGCAGGCTGACCTGACAGTCCAGTGGAATTAAATTCTATTGTTCCTGAAGATAGTGATACTGTACCGCCAACTGGATTACTAACTGCAGTAACAGTTAATGTACGTCCCTGTCCATCGATATCATTATTAGATAAATTAGATGCTGATGTTAGTAATGTTTCACCTTGGCGCACACTTAACGTATCAGGTATTGCAATGATTGGAGGTATTGCAAGAACTGTCATACTAACTGTTCCAGTCTCGTTTATATTAGAACTATTACGAACAGTATATGAAAAACTGGCAGCATTGCTACCTAATGTTCCGCTGGTAGATGTGAATTCTACATTAGATCCATTCAATACAACTGTTCCGTTAATAGGAGACTGCACTGATATCAATGTCAATGCATCAAGGTTTCCACTCCATTCATCTACGCTTCCTGCTAAAATAGAGGCAACTGGTATAATCGTAGAATATGTCGTTATTACTTCAAATGTGTTATCTGCTAATAATATTCTGTAATTTGAAAGTCCGTAAAAATTTGATAGTGCTATTGGATCACCTGCAGACTTGCCTATCATGTCTCCCATAACATTTATTAAATCAGTTAAAGTTACGTTATTCAAATCCGCAATATCAGCTGGCAATCGACTACTAAATTCTGCTACAATATCTGCTACTGAAATTTTTCCACTATTCTGTATTGGCATAATTAATTACCTTTCAGTTTTTCCACTTCATCTTTTAACTCTTTGATAGCCTCTATTAATAATGGAACTAGTTTTTCATATTGTACTGTTTTATAGTCAGTTTCACCATCTAAACTAATCGGAGCAGTTTTAACCACTTCTGGTAGGATTTCTTCTACTTCCTGTGCACTAACACCTACTTGTCTTTCATCTGTGTTATATCCAAATTCAGCCGCTACATCATTTCCTTTATAGTAATATCCATTAATTTTATCTATTTTGTCTAATGCATTATCTATTTTACCTTCAAAATCTTTTAATCTTTCATCAGAATAGAATGCAGTTATATCACCTGTTGCAGCAATTTCACCATCAACATGCAACTTCTTTGCAGGCGTTTCTATACCTACACCTAAATCGCCACCAATAGACATTGAATTTGTTGTTACTGAACCTACATCAGTTACCATTTGTAGATCCATCGAAGGTGCTACAGGAGATAAATCTATCCATGCTCCAATAGTTGTGGAATATACATATGCTCTATCTTCTGTTAACGTATCATACCAAATATCACCGTCGCGTACATTTACAGTGGGAGCATTATCTGATAATATCACCGTTTTTCTGTTAAACGTTAGTAGCCCAGTAGTATTATCATATGACAGTTCGTCACTGTCCGTTCCTATCGCAATAGATTGTCTAGCACGTGCAGTTGTGAAATAAAGATTATTGGTACCTTCATTTAAATCATCTGTTGTATGTGGTATTGGTCTATAAACATTGCCATCGTTTGTGAATTCCCATATATCCGTAGTTTCATTCCATCTAATCTGTGAATTGAACAACGAACCTCTATTAACTTCAATTCCTGCATTTTCAGTTGGCGTGGAACCAGTATAATTACTATTCAATGTAATAATATTATCAGCAAGTAGAATTTCCTCTGTGTTAATAGTGGTAGTAGTTCCAGAAACTGTTAAATCACCAGATATAACAGTTGAGCCGGAAATATTTACGTCACCTGCAATATTAGTATTGCCAGTAGAATAATCAACCGTTAATTTATTTAATCCAGCGCCGTATTTAAAGTCGCCAGTTGAACCCAATTGCATACGGTGTGTGCCGGTAGTATAAAAATCTAACTCATCGTTGTCGGCACCAGGTGCAGTTTCTGGAGTAATATATGTATCTTGATCTACATCTTTAACTCCTCCAAGTGATCCCCATGCTATTCCATCATAACCTTCAAATATTGTATCGGATTCATTAAATCTTATTTGCCCTGCCGTTACTGTCACGTTACTTCCTGACTCACCAGGACGTTGTACAGTGGTTCCCACTGGAAGTTTTATTGCTGAGGTATTTTCGAAATCAGTATATCCTGCTATCGAGGTAACGCCGGAAGTAACTTCAACATTAAAGTTGCCTTGACCTATATCAAATGCTGATCCATCAAATGTAAAATTAGCATCATCTTCTAATTCACCAGTTGCACCTACTATAACAATTCTATTATTTGTTAAATCTTCAACATTAACACTTGCTAATGTGGATTGGCTGTCAACATTCAATGTTCCTTTTATCTGTGTATCCCCAGTTGATACATCAACTGTGAAGTTGCCTTGACCTATATCAAATGCTGATCCATCCATAGTAAAGTTGGCATCGTCTTCTAATTCGCCGGCAATACCTACTATAACAATTCTATTATTTGTTAAATCTTCAACATTAACACTTGCTAATGTGGATTGGCTGTCAACATTCAATGTTCCTTTTATCTGTGTATCTCCAGTTGATACATCAACTGTGAAGTTGCCTTGACCTATATCGAATGTGACGCCGTCCATAGTAAAATTAGCATCGTCTTCTAACTCTCCAGAAATACCTGCTATAGTAATTCTATTATCTGTTAAATCTTCAACATTGACGCTTGCTAATGTTGACTGGTCATCTACATCTAATGTTCCTTTTATCTGTGTATTCCCAGTTGATACATCAACTGTGAAGTTGCCTTGACCTATATCGAATGCTGATCCATCCATAGTAAAGTTGGCATCGTCTTCTAATTCGCCATCGATACCTGCTATAATAATTCTATTATTTGTTAAATCTTTAACATTAGCACTTACCATAGTTGTTTGTCCATCGACATTAAAGTTACCAGACGTATACATGTCTCCTGCTGCGACATCAACTGTAAAGTTACCTTGGCCTATATCAAATGTTATACCATCCATAGTAAAGTTGGCATCGTCTTCTAATTCGCCATCAATACCTGCTATCGTAATTCTATTATTTGTTAAATCTTCTACATTAGCACTTGCAAATGTGCTCTGACTATCAACATCTAATGTACCAATTATATGCGTATCAGCAGAATCGACATCAACAGTAAAGTTGCCTTGTCCTATATTAAATGTTGTTGCGTCAAATGTAAAATTGGCATCATCTTCTAATTCACCATTTGTGCCCACTATAACAATTCTATTATTTGTTAAATCTTCAACATTAACACTTGATAATGTAGATTGCCCATCAACATGTAATGTGCCATTGATAAGAGTATCACCAGTTGCATGAAAATTTCGGACAACTAAATCAGTACCTCGGGTACTCCAACTATCTAATGTTTCATCCCAAACATAAAATACATTATCTCCATTGCCTCGAAATATTTCAAATCCCACATCTTCTGTTGGGACACCAGTATGGTCATAATTCATACCCACAATAGGGTCTGCTATGAATAAGTCAGTTGTGTCAATCGTAGTTACTGTTCCGTTAACATCTAGGTTACCTTGAATTACTACATCTCTATTAACTTTTAAATCTCTATTGATTTGTGCATCTTCTTGTACAATAACTCTTTCGCCGCTCAAAAACAGTCTATCACCAAATTTAATTTGTTCTGCCATCTTTACTTCCCAATACAATGTTTTATATAATTGTATTTATCAGTTATAGAATATATTATAGGATCCGAACCACAACAAAACCCGGAAGCGAACTCCCGGGTCTAATTATTTTAATCGTTTAAGTAAAACTTATACGAATGCTAGGTTTGATACAGCGATTTTTGAAACATAATCTGCTGCGTTGCCTAGTGATGATGCTGTGTTTGTTAGCTCAACGTAACCGTAGCGTGTCATGAATGATACTACTGGCTCGAATGATGCTGGATCAACAACAACGCCTGATGACATTAGAGGTACATATGGGCAATAGAATGCTGCTGCATCGATTTCGCCTTGACCTTTGTAGCCTAGAAGTACTGGTGCATCGTCTGCTGCATATGTGTTTACATAGATACGCATTGTGCCATTTAGAGTACCAACGAATTTTGTATTTGTTGGTGCTTCGAATGTGCCTTCTGTTGTACGTGCAAATGCTGATGTAGTTGCTGACTGTAGCACTGTTAGTGCTGACGGTGAAACAACTGCCCAGTTTGCTGCACCGCGACGAGTGCGCTGTGCTACTAGGTTAGCCTGCTGGTTGATTAGCGTTGCTAGAACTGCATGCTTGTCACCTACGAATGTTGGTGTACCAGTGAATGTCTGTGACATGTCAAATGATGCGCCTTGTGTCGCTAGATTTTCTAGTGAACCTAGAACTTCTTGGTCGATTTCAGCAGTGATTTCCATAGCAAGTGCTGCCATGATTTCTGCTTCGATGTCTAGACCGTGCATTGCATTTGCGTCTTGTGCCGCTTCGAATGTCCAACGTGCTGATAGTTTGCGTGTTTTTGCTTCTACTGTCTGCTTTAGGACTTGGATTGACATACGGTTACCCGCTGTACCTTCCATTGATGCTGTTGCTGCTGGTGCGCCGTTTGCGTCACCTGAGTAGTTCTTTGCAATATCAAATGGTGATAGTGCTTCCGCGCCTGCTGTTACGCCTGCTGCTGTGTCTGAATAACGAACACGTAGCGTGTGGATTTGACCTACTGGGCCTGTCATTGGCTGAACGCCGATGATTTCGTTTGCAATAACTGTTGGCATAACGCGACGGATAACTGGTAGGATCACTTTGTTTAGTGTCGCAATGTTACCTGACTGTGTTGCGCCTGCTGTTGCTGACTCGTTAAGAGCAACTTTTGTATTTTCTAGAACTGATGACATAACGTCACGCTTTGTTCCTTCTAGACCTTCTAGAAGTGCTTCACGTGTTGTGTCCCAGTTGTTACCTTCAAAAAGATTTTCCATCTTTTTATCTCCTGTAATAAGTGTTTATAGTCCTGCTAATTTCTTTAGCACAACAATATTAGCATCGTCACTTGATGTCTGTCGTGTATCAACAGATACTCCACGGTCACCAGTATGTTCTGTAACTTTGCTTTCAGTTAGGGTTGTTGTTTCTGCTTGCGCAGTAACATTTTCATTTAAAACTGCTGGTAGATATTTCTTAAAAGCAGTTTTTAGTTTTGAAGTTTTTACTGATTCTAATAGGTCAGACATTACTCTGCGTTTCTCGCCTGCTAATGGTGATAATAGAGAATCCATCTCAGTCTTACGAGACATACGATCTTCCATTATACGCTGCTTACGTGATGCTTCAGTAATAGCTGCTTCTTTATCAGCAATCATTTCTTCTAGTTCTGCAACTTTTTGCGCAGATTCGTTTAGTTTGCCGTTCATTTTTGCTACTTCAGTGCCCTCATTCAATTGTGATGACATGAATTCGCCAGCAAATGCTTCAAACAACTTACGACCAAATTCGTTTTCTTTGGCTGCAGTGATGTCTTCTTTTAATGCTGTTAATTCTGAACGTAGAGCATTAGAAATTGTACTTTCTACTAACTCTGCTGAACGTTTAACAAATGATTCTTTTGTTTTCAAAAGAAGTTCTTTGCCTTCTGCTACCATGCGTACTTTAGTTTCTACTAATTCACGCTTGTCGTTATGGAACTCTGCTAATTCACGTGCAAGTTGTTTTGTAACAAACTCTTTAGTTTTATCTAAATTTTCTGCTACTTTTGTACGGTCATCACGTAGTTCTTTGACTTCGGTTGCAAGTTGAGAAGTAATGAATTTTTCAAGGATTTTAGCGTGTTCAGAAATTGCTTTCTTATACGCAACTCGTTCTGCGATTAGAGATTCGCGGTCAGTTTTAAATTCTTCCATCTCAGCACGGATTGCTGTTTCCAACATATTATCCATAGCTTCAACGATAACACCTTTATCATGTTCGAATTTTTGAGCGAACTCTTCACGCAACTCGGCTGTAATTTCCTCTCTTGCTTCATTTAGTTTTGCTTCCATAGCCTCTGTAATAGCGGCACCAGCCTCTTCGGATAATGCGCCAGACTCTAGAAGGTTAGCAAGGATTTCGTTTGCCATTGTTGCTTCTCCTGTTAAAGTTTCAATTCACGAATGAATTTAACTATTTGTTCTGATAAGTGCTGTTGCGCAGCCTTATCACTGTGTGCATGTTGTGCGAGTTTCCATGCTTGGTAACCGCCTTTCATGTTCATCAATCCCTCGTAGATCGCCTTTGGGTACGCCTCAGGTGCACTTGGTTGCGCTACGATATCTACTGTGACAATTTCGAAGTTTTTCACATTTCCACTGTTATCAACTTCACCAGAACCTCTTGATGAGACACCTAATGTGGCGCCTGATTCGATTAATGTTCTAATGATGTTACCCATGGGTGTAGGAACAATTTTCAATTTGCCATAGCCGTTGGGACCATCCATCCACATGTTCTCAATCATATGAGATACACGGTCAACATTTACTGTTAACTCTGGTGGGTGATCACATTCTCCAAGAACTGGAAAGCCTTCAGAAATTTTCTTCTGAACACTTTCCACTGCTCTTGAGATTTCAGAAACTGGATAAACACGTTGGTTAGCATTTTTAACGCCGCCTTGGACGAAAATACCTTCCATGAACATACTCTTTTCACCATTTTCATTCTCAACGATGCGTGATTGCACGCCCGCTTGATTATGAGATAGTGTTTCAATAAGTATTGTCATTGTATTTCTCCTGATCTCTGTGGATTACTTTGCAGGTTTCATTGCCGGTGCAGATTTATTACCTGACACATTAACGTTGCCTGTATTCATATCTTTTGCTGCTTCACCTGTGCCGCCTGATGTGTTGCCATCATTTGTTTTTACTGGTGCTGCACTTGAATCATCGCCTGGACGCTTTGCGTTTGCATTGACTGTTGATGCTACGTTATCGCCATCATCACCTTCTGATGCTGATACCGGTGTAACATATTCGTTCAACTCTTCATCGTCTACTGACTCTTCTAAGTCTTCATCGTCTGATTCTTCTAGTTCTAGTTCGAATGATTCGTCCATGTCTTCATCTGAATCATCTTCCATGTCCATGTCATCATCTTCATCTGAGTCATCACCTGCCATAATTTTTTCAAATTCTGCTTCTAGGTCTGCTAGTGCTGTTTCTAAATCATCTACGCGGGTTTCTACATCGTCGTCTGAATCACCTTCATTGTCGCCCATTTCTAGGTCATCTAATGCTTCATCATCTTCCATCTCATCTTCATCATAAAATTCTTCTGATTCGATTTCTTCTGCATCTGATTCTAATTCTTCTGTATCACTGTCTGCTTCTAGTGAAAGTTCACCTTCTTCTAGTTCTTCTTCTTCTGACTCATCTAGATCCTCAAGGTCTTCTTCTACAACTTCATCACTTTCGTTCAAAAGTTCCTCGTGGATTTGACGAGCGTTCTCTACGATGAAATCATGTAGTAGCTCTTCTGCTGCTGCACGTTCTTCGTTGATAAGAAGTTCTAGTACTTGTTCTAGTTTGCTTCTTGACATATTATGTCTCCTTATCTAAGTTAAAGCCACGCCAAAATAATAGTGGCAAGGTTGTAGAAACACTCTTGTTTCAAAAGTATTTATAAGTAAATTTTTAATTGTTTAGGAAATAGCAAAAAAACGGCTATTTTTAGCCGTTTTTTTTGTCGTAGAGATATTTAGTTCACTTCGTATAGTTAAAACATACAATATAATTAAAATATTAAATATATTTTACATCTCTGCAGTAGATGAATCTGCTGAACCGCCATATTGTGTTTTTAGTTGTTCACTCTTTAAACTTTTTTCATAATTACGATAATCTCTAATTTTTCTAAGTTTAGATAAATGGCGTAAAGTCAAACGAACCTTTCTGGTATCGTCTAAACTTGCAACTACCGACTTATCTTCGGCGGGATCATAATTTTCTTTTAATTCTGAATATCTCATATTAGTATTTATACTTCCTCATCCGTTTCTGCATTTTCTGAGCCATCTATAACTGAACTATCTTCTGTATCATCTTTATCAGTTTCATCAAAATCAAAATCATTTCCTGTGAAATCTGAATCTGATGGCGCTGAGCCAATATCTTTCATACCAAAGTTTTCTTCATTATTAGAACTAATATCATTCTCTTCACGCCACATACGCTCATTTTCTAAGATTTCATCTTTGGATAATCCCAAGAAACGCTCAAGTGCAAATCTCTTACTGATGTAATCAGCACCTTCAATACTAGAAAATACATTCATTGCAACTGCGTCAACTTCAGACTGACGGAATTTACCGAAGTTTTGTGGTTCATTGAATTTTATATTGAATAATGAACTTTCTACTTGAACACCACGATGCTTTAGAAACATTTTAAATTCTCTATCAAAATCGTCAATAAGTAATGATTGTATACGCTCACAGAACTTAGTAAATCTAAATTCTTCAATCATTGCAGTACCAACACGGCCATCATTGTAAATTCCACTATCCCCGCCTTGACCAAGATATGATGTAGGTACACGCAATCCACGCATTAACTTATCATTGAAATATTTCAAATCATCAATCTGTCCTAAGTTTTCTCCACCAGGAAGAGTTTCAACTTTGGATCCACGGCCTTCCGCAGTTTGTGCAAAGAAATAATCTTCCATTATTGACAAAGGATTATATGCACTATCAGTAATATTTTGCCCGCCGCCAGTCTTAGATGGAATACGTCTTTGATGTATTTCACCTTTAATACGTTCTAAATGTGCGCGGGCTTTATGTGTTGGCATTGAACCAACATCAATATAGAATACACGGCGTTCCGGCGCACGTTGTACACGATATATTAATATAGCATCTTCTAGTAACTCTTTTTGTTTATATACTTTAAAAATTGGCTCTAGTATTGAATTACCGAAAGGCCAAAAACCATCAACCCCTTCACTCAGTGAAATATGAATAACATGATTAGCATCAACAGGAGTAGATTTTTGCTCATTCGCATGTCGTGCACCAGCGCCACTACTATAACCCTGCATTGTATTGCCATTTAATGATGGTGCGCCCATTGAGCCCACACCATGATTTGTTAGTTTACTTTGGTCCGCAGTAACATTCATACTTTCAATGTTAATATCCATATCTTTAATATAGTATGCTTCTACTTTCTTGCCCTTACCTTCATTGACAATTACTTTATCAACTTTTGCAGGATCAACCCAGTATAATTGATATGTTTCTGGGTCTCTGACAAACATTTGGTCGCCATATTTTATAGCATTTCTAAAAATGCGAAATATACGTTTGTTTAATTTGTTAAGGCTAACCCATTGTTTAAGTGTACGACTAATAATATCGCTTTCACTTTCGGTAGGTTCTTCATTGTAGTTTATTTCAAACGGAATTTTATTCTGTTCATCTTTTAATGTAGAAAACTCAGCAATAATATCAAGTGCTGCATTTACTTCACTATCTAAATCCATTTGATCATATTGGCCATACCGCTGAACACGATTGGGCTGCCCTTGATAAACTTCAGGTAACCAACTACTATAACGTTTATTAGACGCTTCACTTCCATTATCAGTGTTTGTACTCGGTGACCGCTGCGGTAAACCATCATACGTTTTAAAATATTTTTTCCAAGTTGCCATCTTTAATTCCTATAAGTCTTATACTAACATATTATTTAACATTTGTCAATATAATATTAATTTATTACGTTTTTATTAGTTCAATCGATTCACTAGGTCTTTGATACTTTGTACTAATGAATCAATTCCTGCGTTATGTTGTTTTGTTTCATCACTATTAAACCATTTAGGTAGAAGTAAATAATCATCTTTCATCTTGTCGGTCAAAGCTTCTTTCATCGCCGCTGCCATTTTATGCTTATCTTCTGCCTTCAGTATTTGGTCTTGCATTACTGCTATCGCCGCTGTAAGATCATGATCCGCTAGTTCAATTACTCTCTGTACCGCTTCTAATTGTTCCAGTTTACGTGTCTCTGTAGCGGAAACACCCATACCGCCGTTCTCTCTGGTTTGATGTTGTAGTTGGAACGAAGCAGCCACGTCCTGGCCTTCTTCAAGGGCTACGCCTGCAATCGCGGGAACCTGCATTTGAGCGGCTTGAGCTCCTCCAGCCAGTGTCATATTCGCTATTGTACCAAGACTTAATTCGAATTTTCGAACACCGCCAGTAAATGAAGATGTCGCTGCAGCTAACGTTGCAGTTTCACGTGTTAATATCAATGATGATTCTACGAACTGATTTAATGTTGTACCTAAATCAGCGGCACTCAACACTAGTGTCTCAGTTGCCTCTGAGGCAATTTTAGCAAATCTTTGTGCTTCAATCAAGGAAACTATTGCTTTATCTTCGGTCGATGTTTCTACTGTACCTTTGTCAGCGTCCGCAATTGTCTGTCCCATTGTTGCTAATTGCGTAATGAGAGCGCGTGCCATGCCTTCATCTAAATTTACCAATGCTTTATTTTCTCTTGCAAATTGTATTATCGACTCAAATTGTGGTCCCATGTTTGCATATAATGCATTTGCAGCGTCTGGTCCTTGTGTTCTAGCAGTCTCTGCCATTTGTGTTATAAGGGGTAAAAGTTTTTGACCAATTACATCACCTTGTAACTGCTGCGCAACATCTGTCTGTAAAAAGTCCTGTGTACTACCCGCAGCCATAGCAGTTGCAATACCTGAACCTAATATAGTCCCCTCACCACCAAAACGTCCAACCATTGCTTCTACGTTTTTTCGCATTGCAGGTTCCATTAGTGCCAGTTGCGATGCAAATTGGTCTTGTTTTAACGTTTCAGAAATCATATTAGCAGCATCTTGCAGATTTATTTTCATAACATTTGAAGTGGAAACCACAGTGTCCATAAAATTATCCATGCCCATGCGCATTTGGTTATCTGATAATTTATCTAATTGTCCAATTGACCGCACAGATTCCATATATGTTCCTGCAATTTCAGCAACCTCACTAAACTCCATACCAAAGCGTTGCATCATGTCAGAATTGCCTTCGCCTGATTTTGCCAAAGTATTAGCAAACTGCATCGATGCCTTAACCCCAGTAATACCGACTGCTTGAGAAAATTGTCTTGTGAAATCTGCTGCTTCGCCAAAAGTAAAATTAGAACGTGATATAGTTTTTGATAATCCTAATAAACCCGCTCCTGCGGAATCCATGCCTGCGAGTAAACCCGATTGTCTCATTTCTTGTGCTAGATTAAACCTATTTGTGGCGCCTGCAATTGTTTTGGTATTTGCAGTTGAAACAACGCCCACAGCCGCCGCAACACCGGCGAGCACTGTTTTAACATCGCCCCACAAAGAACCCATATCGTTTGCAGAAGATTCAATGTTAGCACGTAAATTTGCTTCGGAAGTTGTCAGTCCTTGCTTTTCATAATCTGCTATACGCTTAGTAATATCTAATTGTCTTTTAGCAGTTCTATTTGTGTCACTTAATATATTAGTTAGTGATTTAAGAAATCCAGTTTGTTTTTTATTTGTGTTAGCATTAACTGCATCAGTTGCATTACCTTTTTTTATTGTAGTTTCAGTATTTTTGATTCCATTCAATAGCTCAGAAAGTTTGGCTGCTGATCCAGCTTCATCTCTTGATAAACTAGATAATGCTTGCATTATCTGCCGATTGATATCAGTATTACTGCTAAATCCAGAATTTAGCGCATTTAGCACCTGACGCTGTGTTGCTTCATTGCTCCATTGTGGTACACCTGGACCCAAACCTGAAATAAATACGTCTTCTGCCATAAACTTTCTCTCTTTTTTAGTTATATTAGCATATAATAATAGTGTTAAATACTATTATAATAAATAACTTATCAAATGTATTTATCATCAGCAAAGGAAATACAATGAATCAAGAAAATCCATTAATTAAATATTTTAGAAAACCAAAAATATATGTCACATTGCCAACTGGTGGAAAATTCAATCCAGAATTAAAAACAACATTGCTTGATGAAGTAGGAGTTAGTGCAATGTCTGCTATTGATGAAATTTCACTAAGAAATCCAGAAGCGTTACTTAATGGAGAAGCAATTAAAAGTGTTATCGAAAGTTGTGTGCCGACTGTTGGCGATCCTATGCAATTATGTAATATTGATATAGAAGCATTATTCTTGGCAATTCAATATGCTACATACGGAAATGATCTGACACATGAACATACTTGTGAAAACTGCAAAGAAATCGCAGAATACAAAATAGATGTTAATGAAATACTCAATCGTTTTCCTAGTGTAGACTATATAGATCCAATTCTTTTCGAAGATGTTAATATTCATATTAGACCACCAACATTAGAAAATGTAACACGTATGGCTCTAATAGATTTAGAACAGAAAAAAATCGTACAAAATTTACAAAAAGTAGATGATGATACTCCAGACATGGATATCGCAAGTAAATTTTATACCAGTTTTAAAAAAATTGCAACATTCAATGTTGATATGCTTGCAAATGCCATTAGTAGAATCGAATCACCTGATGCTATAGTAACAGATACTATGATGATATCCGAGTTTCTACAAAATGTACCGACAAACGTAGTACAAGAATTGAATAAAGCAATTGAAAAAATTGCTGTAAAACCCGAAAACATAAACAAAATGCAATTCAAGTGTGGAAGTTGCGATAGTGTAGATGAAGTTTATCTGGAGATTAATCCTATAAATTTTTTAGAAGCTGGCTAGTATCAGCAAGTCAGCAAGAAATACAACAAAAATCAGAAAAATATGAAAAAGAGCTTGACAAGTTTCATAAGGATATGTTAAAGTTAACATGGTATATGAGAGGAGGAGTAAGTATATCAGAATTATATGATATGGAAGCGAATCATATATCTCATATTACATCAATCGTTGAGGGCAATTTCGAACTTAGTAAACAAGCAGGAATGCCAATACTTTAACATCTAATATAAAACTAATATATAAATAAAATACAAAACTAATATATTTCTAACATAGGCCAATAATATGACTAATATAACGTATAACATAGTGGGCCTGTTGATCGGATACCCGATTCGGGATTGAGACTGCCAGTTGAAATAATCTGTCGCCGTCAGACTAGTGGGGATGAATTCCTGCAATCTTCTCGTAAACCACATATACAAGTATTCTAATTACAACAGCCGCATCTCTAAAGGCGTGTGGTTGACCAGCTTAATAATATAACCGATGATAGGCTACTATAGCACTATCGGCTCTGTGATGTTTTTTAATGTATAGATATCATAAGGGTGCCGTTGGGTCGTAAGACGCAATAGTGAATGACGAGGGAATCGCCAACCGACCTCGCTGTATCTGGCAGCTAGTTCACATACATTAGGTACGAAACATAGGACAGGATACAACCTGTTTATAGTTTTTTATCAATTGTCCTGGCAACAGGGCAATTGTGGATACTCTTCAGGACAGAATATATAAGATTGACTATATTATAATATATAATACCATGTAATAATATTATTAATTTAAAAAACAAATACTGAATTAATTGAATGAGTGAAACGAAAGAAATTAATGAAAGTATTGGGTCTTTAGACCCTTAAAGATAACTACATAATTACTATAGTTAAATAGATAGTAATGATTATATAGAAATGGACAGATATGGCTAGCAAAAGTAAAACAAAAGGAAGTAGTTATGAACGTGATGTAGCTAAATTTCTAAGTGAGAAATATGGTGATAGCTTTGTACGTGTTCCTAATAGCGGTGCATACATAGGTGGAAGTAACTTCCACCGTGCACAACATTTAAGCGAAGGCCAAGTTCGTAGTTTTAAAGGAGATATTATTCCACCTGATAATTGGAAGTACTTCAATTGTGAGTGTAAAAATTACGCAGACTTTACATTTCACCACTTTTTTATGGATAAACATATACCGATCTTAGAAGAATGGATTGACCAATGTCTTGACGTTTCCGAAGATAACGATGTTAATATCATGTTCATTAAAATTACACGTAAAGGTCAATTCGTGTGCTATCCAGAATACATGTATCAAGCAGGATTTACAACAACCAATTATACGATATATGAAAGTGCAAAGCATGGTAAATGGATTTTTGCTGCGTGGGATCCATTTTGGCAAAAGAATACAGATAAGATTAAAGATGCGTGTGTCAATGGATTTGACAAAAATTCTTTTTATTAACTTTCTAGATAAATCTTTAAAATATATAAACAAGTCATAGTTAAAAATAAGCTTATAGATAGCGCAGGTAAGAATGCAATATTTTTAACCAAAAGTACAAACAACGGAAAGAATACTAAACTCACTAAGACAAATATAATTGTCTCTTTTGCTAATTGTGAGAATACAGCAATATCAACTCCAGAATAGTACATAAAGAGTATACTAACTACACTAGTTAATGGTATACCTAGAATCAAAGCGCCCAACGTAGGATTTCCACGTTGAGCAACAGTGACTACACTGGCGATAATAATACCACCAATTATTGATTTAAGTATGAATTCCATTAGTCTTCTTTTGGAACTTTTCTTTTTGGAGGATTTCTAAATTTATATTTCATATCTGCTGCATCAGTGCCCAACCCTTCAGGAATAGATTCTATTTTTCCACCCTTTTTCAAAAATTCTTTTACTGCCATTTCTGCATCATTGCGGGCTTTTGTTGTCTTTTCAGTAGTCTGGCGGGTAATGCTCATTAAAATTCTCCTATTTTATAAACTATATTTATCATAACACAATATGTAAAAATTGTCAATGAAAAACCCAGCATTAAATGCTGGGTTTATGTCTCTATAATATAGAGAATACAATAAAAAGTAGTTGTAATGAGAGTTAAGAGGGTAACAATCTATCTTTTTATGTATGAGTTAAGTATAGCATATACTTATTATTATGTCAACCTATTTCTACATATTATTTTTCTTTTCTTGAATTTCAGCTCGGCGAGATTTGGTTAGTTTACCAATTTCACCAAGTGCTTTTCTAGCACGTGCCGCCGCCGCTTTAACACCCTTTTCTTCGAATGCTGCATGTTCCTTAACATATACTTCAATTTGCTCTAAAATTTGATCATGGTTTGTCATTGTTTTCTCCTATATGACGGTATCTATTTAAACACTGGGTTCTAGTGTTTCTGTTTCTTGTGCAAATGTAGTGAACCCGTTTTCTTTAACTACATTCAATACATCACTAACTCTGCCTACAAGTTCATCTCTATGTGATACTAGAAATAGTGAACGTCCACTATCTCTTACCATTTTCTTTAGTACTGCGAGTGATGCTTCAACACCATTGGTGTCCATTCCACTGTCAATAAGTTCATCAATGAATAATACATTGATTGTGCTATACAGTGATTCGAATATATCACGGAATGCCCATGATAAACCTAGAATAAGTCTATTACGTTCTCCTCTTGATAAATTATCAAAATCTAAATCTCTGCCCAATTCTGTAATTTCTACAGATAAATCACTTTGGAATCGTACTTCGTGAGGAAGTCCTAACTTGTCCAAATATGTTTGTAGTCTTGTATTTAAAAAACTTAAATTCTGATCTATAATCTTCTTCCGAATAAAACTATCTTTGTTTGTTAATAATTTCATAAGAAACTCTTGATGTTCACGATATGAAATCAATGTGTTCATATTAGTATAGTCCAATTCTTCAAGTGCACTATCTCTCATTTCATTGATTTGATCTTCGTATGGATCTTCAGTCAGTTTTTTCTGTTCAATTTGTTCTTCTAGTAATCTAACTGAGTTTTGATGTTCGTATGCATCATTTACGGTTTTATAAAAAACTACAGGCTTAGTACCAAGTTCGCCAATTTCTGTGACAATAGTTTCATGTTCTACCAACTGTTTATTATTTTCAAGTAGATTACTGGTTGCTTCCTGCTTTTGTTCTTCTTTTGCAGCAAGAATACTTTCTTGTTTATCATCATGCATTTCTTGTCCACATGCATAGCAAGTATGTTCTTTTAATAATTTGATTTCGTTTTTTAGTTTTGCAATAACTTTTTCTTGTTTCGCATCGTCTATGTTGAGATTATTTATCCAACGAACTGCATCATCTAAACGAGTCTTCTTTTCATTGTACTCCAAAATCAGTATATGGTTTTTAATCTCTTCATCAATGTCTATATGTGATAACGCATCTAGGCCTGTTTCTAGGTCTTCGATATCTGTAAAATGCTTCTGTGACCATACACGTTGTCTACGTTCAATATCTTTAATGGATTTTAAAATACGTCCATTGGCATCTTCAATGGATTTAAGACGATATTCTTCGTCTTTAATCCGTTCTTTGGTTAATTTGATATCATCGCGTAAGCATTCCGCCTTACGAGATAGTTCAGTAATGCCTAGTAGTTCCTCAATAATATCACGCTGATCACCCGCTCTCATACTAAGAAATGGTTCAGTGTATGTATTTAGAGCAACAATATGTTTAAACATTGAATGTGAAATACCAATAATTGAATCAACTTCAACTTGAGTTTGTCGCATCTCACCTTGTGCTTCATCCTCAATATTGTTGATTTCAACATTGTCACGTTTCAGTCTGAATACATTTGGTGAACGCCCACGTTCAATGCGATACTCACTACTGTTAAATTCAAAATCAACAGTAACTAACATGCCTTTACCATTAGTTTTATTAATAAGGTTATTCTTTTTAATATTAGTTAAAGCATTGCCATACAAACCATATGATAGTGCATTAATAAGTGTGGTCTTGCCAGTTCCATTCCGTGACCCATCTCCTCCCAAGTCTAGGTTATTACCTAAAACCAGTGATAATGAATCTCTTTCTAAGTCAATCGCTTGTGTGACATTGCCTACACTCATAAAATTACGAATAGTAATATTTTTTATCTTTAGCAAAAGTAATCTACCTCTCTCTTGCAAATGTTCCTGTTTGAATTGGATCTAGACTGATCTCGTTTATATTAACATATTCCGGTTGAGAAAGCAACCATAAAATAATTTCTGCGATATACCTTGTATCAATAAGTTTTCTATCCGGATGTTTTTTAATCACATTTGGAGTAGTCAGACTTCCAGGAGATAGCAATGTTGTCTTGACATTAGAACCTCCTATTGCCATATAAGATAAATCTCTGTTATAGTTTTTCAATGCTTTTTTTTCAGTTGGGTATCTCCATGTTCTGCCCTTTACACCAGTATCAGCAGTGCTTCCAATATGTATGAAATGTGCAGCGATATCTGCCTCAACTATACGACTATACATTGTTTCGGCTAACAATGTCTGTTGAAATTTCCACATTGCAGAATTGTTTATGAATACATTGAAACCTTCTGAAATAAAAAAATCAGCGAGATTGTCCTGATTTGACTTATTTGTTAATTCCCAGCCATTTGACCTAGAAACATTAGTATAATCAATATTATCCATATCATCAAAAATATAACATATTTCTTTACAAAGTCCATAGTCTTTATTACCTGTTATTAAAATTTTTTTATAATCCATTATAAATCTCTATTAACACATTAGTATCATAACTACCATCTAATGATGTTAATTGTGATAGAACAATCTGATCTATAGTTTCAAAATGAATTTCTGCTGATGTATCTTCTTCGTGTTCACTTGATTTAACGGGTACTAGTGTTATATCACGCAATGAATATGTTTCAATAAATGTATCTTTGATAAAATTAGCTTCTTCATAAGAAATATCAATATCAAGTGAAACTTTAATTGTTGACTTAGGTAGTAAATATTTGTCAGGATCATCTAATAATCTTGAAAGTTTTATTGTCTTATATTTAGGGGCATCTTTCCATGTAAAAAATTCAGGTTCATTGTCCCATTCTAGGAACATCCAACCACGTTCATCGTCCCATGCATCCGAAAAGTTATGCGGGAATGCATTACCAGTATAAATTATTTTATCTTTTATTTGACGTTGGTGGAAATGTCCTGTGAACACATAATCTTGGTGAGCAAACATTTCTCGTTTTAAGCCACCGTGGTCAGGCATTTCTACCATAGCATTTAATTTAAATGTGGGAAGTTCAAAGTGACCAAACATATACTTGGATTTTATCTTTGGTACTTTCTTCCATTCATCGCCTACTAGCCAACTTACAAGAGCAACATCTCCTATCACTGTAGTATCATCTATAACTGTAATATTTTCAAATTCTTTAGCAAACTCCACGCTACTAACTTCTCGGCTCTCACGATAAAACAAATCATGGTTGCCTTTAATGAAGTATATATTATCGAATGCATCATTCAGTTTTCTCAAACTTTCAATTGAATATTTCATTGTTGATATGTTCAAACTAGCACGATTATGGTGCCAATCGCCACCGAAGATGCATGTTTCGCATCCCTTTTCACGTGCTTGTTCAATAAACCAATCAACAAAATCACTACAATCTTTATTATGTTGTTGTGCGTTATTACGCATTCCAAAATGTATATCTGTAAAGTATGCTAATTTTTTGAATAAATTATCATTCATCGTCTGCGTAAATCTCTTTAATAGTTTCTGTTGGTATTTGTTCGTCTGTAATATTAGTTCTAATAATCTTCTTCCACCGTTCTTGAGATTTCATTTCATGTTCAAGTTGTCTTGTCCAACTAGGAGCCTGACCTGACTTCTCTAAGAGATCATCTCTAATGCCTTGATTTTTCTTCTCAATATTAAGAACACGTGTAAATGAATTATTAACTGCTGCAGTGTAGTAAGCAAATGGATTATCTGATTTTGCTTCATTAAACTGTAGACCAATCTGTGTCAACTGTAGTAAGGCTTGTCCTCTCATTTCATCAATATATGTGTAACCACGCCAGTTGCCACGCTGTGAATAACGTTCTACCAGTTTAATATACATATTTGCTAATGTAGCAGTAATTTTACCAGATGTCAAGTCAAATTCTTTATCTTTATTGTGATGAGATATGCCTACTTCGGCAACTTCGCCATTTCTAAGAATATAATGCTTGTACGGTGGAAAGTTTAATTTAACTTTGTGATCTGCTACTGTTTTGGGATTTAGTTTTCTTCCTGGTTCATCCGGAATATGTTCAAATGTCATAACACGAAATACCAATTCTTCTTCATTAAATGAAGATGCATCTACAGAAAAATCAATTTGTTTTTTCTTTTTATCTGTGTTCAAATCCCATGCTGCTTTTTGAATACGTGCTGCCCTTGTATTCCTCGCTACTTCTATTAATGAATTTAGTTCTGTTTTTATATCAAGTTCGCCAGAAACATTATCAATGATTACATCAAATTGATTGTATAGGTCATGATCTTCAAACCATGAAAAATTTGATTTAGAAATATGAATCTGCTTTAGCATATCTCTGTTATTTAAGTAGTTTTGCCGTCTGGCCATTTTTGTAGTCTCCTAATAAGTTAATATTATTATACATTCTTTTTATTTATTTGTCAACCTATTTAATATATTCCAAATATACGTAGTTTATATTGTGATAAATACTGATGTAATATAGGAGAAACAGTTATGGCGTACAATCCATACAACGATCATCAGCCTGTTAATATCATTGATCCAAGTGATCGATTGCTATTTAGTGGAATACGAAAGTTTAACTTTCCGTATACCCCAACCATTAGTAATATGATTAATACAAATTATACACAGGCTACTACAACTCACTCAAATTTTCAACAAGCATTCTTCGAATCTGCAGCAAATGCAACATTTTCTGTAACTGCACCTATATTGATTGAGAATGAGGCCCAGGCATATCATATTTTAAGAGCATTGGACTTTTTTAGAGGTTCGATGAAAATGAGATTTGGTAAGATGGATAATCAACGTGGCTTGCCTCCCCCAGTATTGAGATTTAATGCACATGGTGTATTTCAAAATGTTCCTGTTGTGTTAACTGATTTTACATATAACTTGGATGCTGATGTATCTTATATAGAAATAGATAATAAAAATACTGTACCACCGCAAGCGGGAGGAAATCGTCGAG